TCATTTGGGAGAATGGAACAGTGCTACTAATTATGTTAAACTAGACATGGTTAGTTATCAGGGTGGCAGTTATATAGCTAGAGCTGATTCATCAAACATTACCCCAACAAATACGGCATCTTGGGGCGTGATAGCTAGTCAAGGCATTCAAGGGGTTGCTGGTGCAACTGATTCAGCGAACAAGGCTTTGAGTAATCTAACTGTTTCTGGTAATACTGCGGTACAGGCTCTTGGCTTGACTGGTGTAATTAGTGATGATTTAAACGATGCTAGAACTACAGGCATATATACATTTGCCTCAACCGCATTAAATAGACCCCTAAACTGTGTTGAAGGTTTATTGGAAGTCAAGTATAGTAGCGACTTACATATGGCTCAGGTACTTTCAAACTATCAAGGTTTGGATATGTGGTGTCGATACGGTTATTCTGGTGGAACGAGCACCATTAGTTGGTCACCTTGGCAAGCTTTGTATAACGAGATGACAGGAGCAATATCTTATTTTGCGGGGAAGCGACCACGTGGTTGGTTAGAGGCTGACGGAGCTGCGGTTTTGAGAGCTGATTATCCGGGACTGTTTGAGGTTATAACTGTCAGATATGGTTCAGGAGACGGAAGCACCACCTTTAACCTGCCCGATTTAAGGGGACAGTTTTTACGTGGGTGGGATAGTGGCAGGGGAGTGGATAGCGGTAGATCTGAGGGATCGTCTCAAGGGGATGCTATAAGAAATATTACAGGTTTATTTGTAGATGATGGAACTCTAGGGTTCAGCTCGAATAGTAGTGCGAAGTATGATGGAGCTTTTCACAAGGCTTCAATTACTAGTACTGCGGTTTACAGAGCCGACTATATAGGACAAACGGGAATGGAGACTGCGGTTGGGTTTGACGCTAGCAGAACTGTACCTACAGCATCAGAAAACAGACCTATAAATGTTGCGTTGTTAGTATGCATAAGGGCATACTAGATTATTAATAAAGTAAAAAGGAGTTTTGCTATGCAAGAATTAACCCAAGAAACTATGTTATATTATTTCGATATAAAAACACGGGAGTACGTAAACCAAGGACTGTCTTACATACACCCTAGTACTGGCACGCATTTTATGCCCAACTTCGCAACCACCTTACCATATTTTAAACCAACTAAACCTAAGCATGCCGTCATTTTTGAGAATGATGAATGGGTAGAAAAAATAGATATTAGGGGTACTCGTTACTTCACGCCTGATGGAGTGTACCACGTTATATCTAAGATTGGGGAAGAGCTTCCTGCAAATTACTTACTTAAACCACCTGATTTGAGAAGTTTCGGGGAAATCAAGAAGTATGCGAATTGGAAAATAGCTCGGCTATATTCAGATTCACTTAGGTTATATGTAGGTACTTCTGATGAGATAGTAACATACCAGATTAGAGCTGATGCTTCGAAAGCTTATAATAGTGGTGATGCGAGCAATCATCAGTTAATTATGCTACAGAATGAGGCGGATATATTAGGTGTTACAGTTAGTGAATTAGCTACGCAGTGCCTAGAAGAATACGGTCAATGCCTAATGATTATGGGCAAGCTTTCAGGGTTTAAAACAAAGTTTAAAGCCTTAGCTGTAGCAGGCACAACAAAAGAAGCGGTAAAAAAGGTCGTTGAAGATTCTAAGAAAGAGTTAGAGGTTAATTTGAGGTATCGCTAAGTATATGGCACGAGTGAATAATTTTGATGGTGGGCTATCTTTACGGATAGACCCATCACTCATTAAAATAAATGAGTCTCAAAGGCTATTAAATGTTGATCCTAATCCAGTTGTTTTAAGATCTGGCAAGGCTTTTACTTCTAGCAATGTAAGCATACTGAATAGCTCCTATAATTTTAGGGGTTCTTGGATAACTTCGGCAAACATTCGTGATTATGTTGAGTATGAAAACCGTTTGTATTTCACTGAAAAGGGACTAGGTGCAAAAGTAGTTGCTACTGATGAGTATAAACTAGGCATTGACAGACCATCGTCTAAATTGGCGGTGGACAGTTCGGGCAGTCCTATCACAGATAAAAACGGAGTACAGATCGCAGGGATAGTGGTGAAGAAACCCGACCTTGATCACAATAGCATTCCATCAACATTGAAGCAAACAGCATTCGGCAATTTAGCCGTAGGCGAGACTAAGTATAGAATAACCTTAGTTAGCAACGGTGTTAATGTTCACAGTGTTGATGAGTCAATAGTAACTAGCGGATCTAATATATCTGTATCTTTAGCTTTTCCACGGAGTTTTGGTACGATTATCAGAGTTTACAGAGAGTATCAGGGGAAGTACAGATTAATATCTGAAATAGGTTTAACTTTGGCTACAGAGGTCATTGATAAAGTGTTAGATATATCGGCTAAGACTGAATATACAGCAGTTTCACTTACAACACAGGGAACAGTACAGTATACAGAAACGTTTTACAACAATATCTTAGATTTTGAATCTGCACCATCTGCATATTCTGCTGAATACAGTGTAAAAAAGGGTGAGCTTGTAAAGTTAAGTAATTTAGCTACTACGACAGATACACAGGTAACACATAGACGTATATATAGATTAGGCGGAAATTTAGAGTCAATGGTTATGGTAGCTGAACTAGCTATAGCGGAAACCGAATATTTAGATTACACTTCGGACACTAAGGCTACAAATATATTAAGCACACAAAAAAACTATCCACCTGAAACAAGTATGCATTCACTTACAGAAGCGTACGGGATATTCTTCGGCTTAGTTGGTAGTGAGTTAAGGTTTTCAGAGATAGACAAACCGAATGCGTGGTCACCAGAAAACTCATTAAAATTGCGTCATGATGGAACAGGGTTATTAGCAGTCCCGCAAGGGCTTCTTATTTTCACATCTACAATGACATATTTTTTAACTGGCACGGATAAAACTAAGTTTAGTTTATCGTTAGTTTCTGAAAAACAGGGTTGTTTAACTAATAAATCATGCCAATTTGTAAAGAACGCCCCTTTATGGGTTTCACATGACGGGATATGCACCTTTGAAACTGGATATGTTAGCGTCATTTCAAAACCGTTACTAGGCAAGACCACCTTTGATGTGGCACAAAGTGTTGTTTATGACGAACAATATTTTATGCTCAAAACAGATGGAACCTTGTTAGTGTTTGATATGCGATCTGGATTCAGGTTTTATAACCTAGATTATGGGTCTAGCGTTCACGGCTTAGTTGTGCATAACGGACAGTTGTATTTTGCTAGTGGTGGGAAACTTTGCACAGCATTCACAGGTGACGACTTAAGACTTAAGTATACTTCACCTGTATTTATAGGTAACAGTCATGCGGACGCTAAGATGTATCAACTTGCACGTATTAGAGCTAACGGCACTTTTGATGTTAAGTTCTATATAGATGGTGAATTGGCTTTAACTAAAACATTAAGTGGCAATAAAGTGTTTGATTTAAAGCCCCCTACAGTCAGTCAAAGGGGTTACGCATGTCATTTTGAAATTGAGGGTGTGGGTGTAGTTTACACTTTAAACGTGGAGGCTTAAGGGGATTACTATGATAGTAAATAATAGTTTACCGAATGTTATACGTGATATTAAAGTTGTTGATCCAGAAGAAATATATAATATTTTATTGTTGATGCAACAAAAGATACAGTTATTAGAGGGTAGTGTAAGGGATTTACAAAATGCAAGCAAAAGTTAAGGTTATACCTAACGAAGAGTTTACAGAATTAGCGTTACTTTATATAGAGCTTGGAAAAGTTTTAGCATGTCCACTAACTTCTGCTCAGTCGTTATATACATTAACTCATGATTTAGCTAATCAAACAGACTTTATAGCTTTGGGCTTGTATGAAGAAGGCGAGTTAAACGGGTTTATTACAGGGTATGCAATATCAAAAAAAACATTCTATTTTTCTGGGCTTTATGTTAAAATAAAGAATAAGAATGCCACGCTTTTGATTAATGAAAGTCTTAGATATATTGAAGATATGGGGTATTCAGGCTGGGAGGCTGACAGCAACCAAGAACAAATGTCCAGCATTCTAATTAAGTACGGAGCTAAGCAACTGTACGTAAGGTTTAAAAAGGGGACTGATAATGGGTAAACTAATATCAGGTGTTACGGATGCTATAGGTCTTACGGATCATAAAGGACAAAGAAGAGCACAAAAAAACTCAGAGGCATCTTCGGCAAGTGCTACTGAGCAGGCACGTCAAAACTTAGATTTCCAAAAAGAGCGGTATACTGAGTGGGAAGACATTTACGGTGATCTACAGAGCAATATATCTAAATATTACAAGAATTTGGGTCCTGAAAGAGTGATGTCTTTAGGCTTACAACAACAACAAATAGCTCACCAAGATACACAGGAAAAGATTAGACGTAGTTTAACCCAACGTGGTTTAGGTGGAAGTAAGTTTGAAGCTTACACACAAACAATGGCGGATATGGATAACTCTAACAGAAGGGCTACCATAAGGTCTAAAGCGGAAGAACAAACAGTTAATCAACAGATGAATTTTTTAAATATTGGTTTAAATCAAAAGAATCAGATACTTAATCGCATCAATTCGGCTTCTGGTGCTGGTGTTAATGCTTCAACCAATCAAGCTAATATGTACAACCAACAATTCCAAACATTAGCACAAAATAATAGCAGTATGACGAGAAATCTAACAGATCAAGCGTTGGAAATGGCTGGCGTTAGGGCGGGAAAAAAATAGGACTAAGGAGGTTGTTATGGGTTATGCGTCAGGATATGCCGTTGGTGCTAACGCTAAAAATAATGAAGCACGTTTAAAGCAGGATAGAGAAAACTCAAAGGAAACTGCCAAACTTAAACGGCTAGAGTTATCTCAAACTAGAGATGATATGAATTTAAAGTTACTACAGTCTGGATATTCTAAAGACGGTTCAGGAAATCTTAACATTACCGCAGGTGGCAGAGCAGATATAGACCAACAAAACTATGACTTACAGGCACAACAAATTGAATTACAGGGTCAAGCTTTGCGGAGTTTACAGGGTCGTTTAGCATCCGCGTCAACTGATGAGGCGATTGACGAGTTTATTGATATTGGCGATGCGGAAGTGTTTCAACGTACACTAGATAAAGACGAGTTCTTAAAGAAAGCTTGGGGGGAACGTGACGTTCAACTTATAGCTAATATTGACTTTGAAAATGACGGTAAACTTTTAGAATCAGAAGGCATCAGTAAAGACTACAAAACCAATCCTGAGATTCGTGCCGATTTAAAGAAAAGTATATGGAAGTATTATGACGGTTCACAGTGGCATGTAGGTCACTTATCTGAACTAGTCAAAGAAACGGGAGTCTTAAACCGTGTAAGTACTAAGCGTGGGGATACAATTATTAATCAGCTAGGCAGGTATAACAGTGCTATACGAGGATCTAACGTAGAACTTAACGAAAGTCAGCTTGCTGTTAATCAGCAGAACGCAGAAACGCAACAGAAAAAAACCAATTTAGCGGTTGAGCGTACAGAAATAAATCGTGAGCAAGATGTAGCGGAGCTTGATTATAGGAACAGAAAGTTAGCTTATGATAAGGACATTAACCGTGGGGGCACTACAATACAGAAAAACATGCGTGAGGCGGAACGTCAAACAGGTGAGCTACTAAAAGAGTTTGGGGGTGAAGAAAAGTTTTTCGCGACTGACTTTAGCAATGGCGATAATTATAATAAAGCTTACTCACACATATCTAAGCTTGAACGTTTTGAAAATGTTCAGTTGTCTGAATCTGAAAAGAAAGAACTAAACAGTATTCGACAATTGATAACCTTAGCGGATCCAGCAAAGAATTTGACAGAAAAAGACACTGGCATACTAGATAGTTTTTTAGGGAAGATAAGCAAGTATGTTGTAGATGATGGTAGTGGAGTGCGGGCAAAATCTTCTTACGTAGCCTTTAGAAACACAGTACGACACGCTTTATTTGGTGCTGCATTAACTAAAACAGAGGCGGAAAGTTTTAATGAGGCTTTTGGTACTTTAGGTCAAAAACTAGGTCCTGTACTTAAACAGTTTAAAACTAGTTTAACCCAAGTCAAATCAAAGATGGAATCAATGCAACGCAATGGCAACCCGTATATTATGCACGTTCGTCTGGGAGTTGACAAAAAGAGGCTAGGCAACATAATGGATGCACTTGATGAGCGTATCAAGCATATATCAGGACTGATGAAATCTAAGAAGGGTTCAAAGAAGGATTCACATATTTACAAGCCTCAGAAAAAGAAACAGACTAAAAAAACACTTGATGAAATATTTGAGTCGTCTAGAGGTGGTAGCTAGTGAAAACAGACATAAGCACACTTCAAGATTTATTCAAAATTAGCTATGAAACTTTTGAATCTTCACGGATTGAGGAAAAAGAGGTTTCTAACATGTATCACAATAGACAGTATACTGAGGAACAGTTAGCTATCTTTGAGAAGCGTGGACAACCATCCGAAACTTTTAATATTGTAAAGTTGTTTGCTCGTTTATTAGTTGGTTACTACTCTACAGTAGTCAACACGGTAAAAGTCCAGCCAAGGCAAGAAAATGATGCACTCACAGCTTTACTACTTAATGATGTTGTGCAATATACGTTTGAAAACAACAATTTTGAGACGGAAGGCGACAAAGTAAAGCTAGACGGGATGTTGTCTGGGCTTATGTGTGTATATGAAGATGTGATCAAGACAGGAAAGAAAGATAGCTATGGTCGTGACATACACCGTATTCAGCTATCACATGTACCAAGCAGGGAAATATTGCTTGACCCTATAAGTCGTAAAGAGGACTATTCAGACGCACGATTTATACACAGGTTTAAATGGGTTGATGCGGATTACCTAGAGAAAATTCTACGTGAGAACAATTCGGCAAGTAAATCAAAAGAAATATTCGACCGTTTGGTTGCATATGAAAACCACGTGAACCAAAGTGATACAGATTTTGATCTTTTTTACGACAACAAATTTACAGGTCTTTACACACAATACGACAACTATTTGCTTATCCATACGATTATAGCCGATGAAAAAGGTAAGGTATGGTCTGTATTTTGGTGTGGGGATGAGGAGGTAAGCCGTAAGGAGGTGACGTATAGAGAAGTCCGTTTCCCTTATCGGGTTCAACGCATTCATACCTCTGATAAAGCCGAATATTATGGGTTATTTAGAGAGGTAATTGAAGCACAAAAAGCTATTAACCAAGCGTTAACTAGGATTCAACTTATGGCTACAAGTCAAAAGGCTTTTGTTCAGCGAGGAGCTGTAGAAGACTTAGATAGTTTTACAGATTCTTTTAACAGGGTTAATGCTGTAGTACCAGTAATAAAGTTAGACGGAATTAAAGTAGAAAACTTATCAAGCACAGTATTAGAACAGTATGCTCTTATAGATAAAGCATTTAACCGTGTCCAAAAAGTTTTAGGCATTAACGATAGTTTTTTAGGTATGGCGTACGCTTCTGATTCTGGACGAAAGGTTAAATTGCAACAAAACGCAACGATATTATCTCTTCGTTATGTAACCACTAAGGTTGAACAGTTATACCGATTATTAGGTTGGGATATTGTTAATTTAGTTAAACAGTTTTATACTGCACATGAAGTTATACGCATTGCCAACCAAGCTACAGGTGAGCATTGGATTGAGATAAACAAACCTATGGAAATTTGGTCAGGTCGTTTTGACGGTGAAGGAAAACCCGTTATGGATGTACCTTTTGAAGAAGTTACAGATCCTGAGAGTAACGAGCCAATGATCGATGAAGAGGGTAATTATGTCGTAGCACCTATACCAGATACAGAAACTGAAATAGCTTTTAGTGATGTTGATTTATCTATTGACACAACGGCATATAATGATGAAGACGAAACAAACAGATTAATGATAGAGGCAGTATTGAACGGAAATGTTGGGGTGGCGTTGCAACAGTACAACCCTGGCGGATATTTAGAAGTTGCAGCCCTTGGGATTAGCACTATAAGAACTAGACACAGCCAAAATATAGCGGAAGTGCTACGTCAAACAGCAGAAATGCTGAAAAACCAACCTCCACCACCACCAGAAGAAGACATTAAGCAAACTAATCAGCAACCTAAAATTACCCCTGAGGAGTCGCCTAATGGAGGATAATTTTGTTGTTGACGCTAAGAAAGCTGGGTATACTGACAAGGAAATTCAGTCATATTTAGAGAAAAAAACCGCTCCCCCTAAAGAGCCTCGTATTGAGCCTAAAGAGCCTAAAGAGCCTCTTGTTGAGCCTAAAGAGCCTATTGTTGAGCCTAAAGAGCCTATTGTTGAGCCTATTGTTGAGCCTATTGTTGAGCCTAGTGTTGAGCCTAA